CTTCAACTGTCTTCTTAGCACCTTCAAGTTCCATGCGCCCCTCATGGAGCATTGCACAGCCTTGCTTAATAAAGCCAACTGCACCTTGCGCCAACATGAGGAGAGAAAAAGGATCAATGGGACGCTCCTATGGTCTATTTGTTGCCATGTTGTTTAGTTCAATCCGAGGATATGAAGACCCATCACTTTGAGTTGTCGTGGCAATAGCACCCCGTGTAAGTTCTGTTTCTGTTGGAGTTAGATTACGAATAAATGCTTGCGTTTTATTACGTGCTTCTGGGCTTAGTTTTGCCATCATTGCACCAATAACTCCTTCTGTATCTTTCTTGGGTATAACCTCTAAGAAATCAGCAAGTTTTTGTGGATTCAAAGTAAGGTCTGACATAAGAGCATCAAACTCTTTTTGGCTTCCACGCTTCAAATAATCTAAAGCAGATTTAGCAATACTGACTTTTGCATTAAGCAATGGTGGCAGTTCTTCACCAGATGCAAAAACATTTGGTTCTTGTCCTCTTACCTGTTTACCAGCCTCAAAAGCCTTTTGTTTTCTAGCCAAATCAGCCCTAACACTTTCAACAGACTTAATTTGTTGAGGTGTTAAAAAGTCAGACAAGTTATCGTATCTTGGAACGCCAGTTACACGCTTGATTAAAGCACCAGCATTGTCAACAGCATTGGCGAACACACCTGCTTTTTCCACATCAGCCAAGTTAAGGCTTAATTTATCAATCAAAGTCTGTCCAACTTCCATTTGGTTGATTTTCTTGCTGTGTTCAGCAAACTTTGACAAGTAATCAGACCATAAGTTAGTTCCAGATGCCTTGTTTATAGATTCATCAAGGATTTTCTTAATAGTAGACTCAACATTGGTTGCTTGTGCGCCAAATGACTGATTTCTTTGTGTAAGGAACGCACGAATATCGTCACCAATTTCTTTTCTTACTTGATACAAGTCAATACTATTGATGATGCCGTTTTCATCAGTAAGCGAGTTGAGTTTTGTTTTTAGACTATCCAAGGAAGTAGTAAGCAAAGTATTTGCTCTCTCGCCTGGCTTTTGTAGGCTTTGCTCAATTCTTGTTAACAATGGGGCTGTTGACAAAGGATAGAACCCTTCATCAGCAATACTCTTTAGTTGAAGTTGTTTAAACGCAAGTTCAGACTTACGCTGTGCAATTGGATCAGCAAACTCTTGCACCGCACCAGATAGGCTCTTAGCAAGTTCATAGTTGCCTTTATAGCGGTCAGGAAACTTCATTGGCATACCAGCAACTGCGCCTATTTGACCTCCTTGTGGGGCTGTCGCTTCACGAACTCCTGCTTGCGCTTCTCCTGTTGCCGCCCTACCTTGCGCTCTAAGATTTTCAATAAGTTGAGCCTCTCTTTGTGCAATATCTGCCTCTAACTTTGGCACAACCTGCCCAAACACATTGGCTTGCTCAAGTGCTGTCTCACGCATAGGTGTTGTTTCAGCAGTTCTTAGGCGTTTTGCTTCTTCTAAGTCTGCCTTAGTGCCAAATGCTGATGTCAATTCGCCTTTTCTTGCCGCCGCTTGCTCTTTTGCTCTCTCTGCAAACTGTGGTGCTGTGCGAATTTGGCTTGCAAGACGCTGTTGTTCCTTGATAAGACCAATAGCAGTAGGACTTTCAGCAAGTGCTTCAGCAGATGTTGGCTTGCTACCAGTAACGATTTGTCCTGCGTTACGCAAGGCGGCAATAACTTCATTTTTCCTTGGGCCAGCCAACTCGTTTATGTATTTACGAGCCGCTTCCATTTTGTTTGCATCTGTGATTGGCAAAGATGAAACATAGTCTTTAACTTCTTTAAGGACTTTTGAGGCTACTGGTATAGCACCACCAATAATGCCACCCAATCCCATGTTAAACAACTTGTCTGACAGGTACGACTCTTCTGACGCTCCACTAGGCATTATTCCACCCTGAACAACGCCACCAGCCATTAACCTGCTTACACCAGCAGTAGGCAATAGTCTGTTTAAAGGTGAAAATACAGCACCTGCAAGTTCTGGAACATCAAATCCTTCTCTACCTGCCGCTTTTTTAAGCGTTTCTGAAGCAAGTTGCTCTTGTTGAACATTTCTTATTGCGCCCTGCTTGACAGCCTGACCAAACAAACCAGTTCTTGCCAACAACTCATTTACGCCTAATGCTGGTTGAATTACAGCACCTCGTAAAAGACTATAAGTTGGTGAAATCAATTCAGCCAGTTTATTTCTTTGTGGAGTAGTTTGTTGCGCTACTGGTTGTTGAGGCGCAAGTTGTTGTGCTGATGTATTTATTCCCAATGTTGCATAAAACTGCTCTTTTGGAATATCAGAATAAAATTTAGAACGAAAAGCATCCGCAAGTTGTGTATCCGTCAAATCAGAATATTGAGGATATTGTTGGCGAATTTCGGCTATTGTTGCCATATATATTCCTTTTTACTTACGGATACCTAATGGATCAGAATTATCATTCTTTGGGTCAGAAGCACCTCCACCATAAGCAGATATACCTTGTGAAGAACGTCTACGTTCAATGCCGTCCAAAGTGTTAACTTGCGCCTTCTTAGCAGAATTTACAAAGTTATTCAATGACTCAAGAGTAGTCTTTGTATCATTTTTACCATAAGCGGCAATCAACTCATTTGCAAAACGCAATACGTCCTTATCTGTCTGAACACCTTTAGCGGCATCAGTTTTAAGATTTGTTGCATTTTGGATAGCCCTTTCCAAACCAGCATAAGCACGACTTTCTGGCGTTGAATTACCAGTAGCATTTGCCAATTCATACCTTTTGTTATTAATTGGCCCAAGTTCAATAGGTGCTTTACCTGTTTGCGGGTTAATTTGTAATGTTTGGATAACAGGTGCAAGACTATCAGCCTGTGCCTTTAGGTTATCAATCAACTTAAAGTCGTTATCTTCTTCTTTTTGCAACGCTGGCTTCAATGGTTGATTGGCAAACAATTGTTTCTTGAAGTCAAGATTTTGCAACTTAAATTCATTTTGCAAATTCGCAATTGTCAATGCTGAGTCTTGACGTATCTGAGCAATTTGAAGTGCTGTTGCTCCTTGCGTCCTTGCGGCCTCAATTCGAGCCTCTGCCGCTTGTTGTGCAATTTGCAATTGGGTTTTTTGTTGACCTTCTGCAATTTGTAAACGAGTTTCATTTCCTTCTCTGGCTCGATTGCTTGACTCTAAAACAGCCAATATCTTGTCTGGACTACCAAATTCAGTAACAGTTCTTAAAATATCTGCTTGAGTAGCATTAGGGCCAAGGTTTGCTAATTTAGTACGTAACTTCTCTTCTTGTTGGATTGACAAGGTTTCTTTTTGTGTTTTAGCCCGTGCAAGACCAAGTTCTTGAGCCTTTTGTGATAAACCAAGAGCAACATCAGGATACTGATTTCTTATTGCACCAGCCGCTTGCATCAAGCCTTCAGGTGTAGTTACATCAAACTGTTGTCCAAGTGATTGGATAGCAGAAATCTTCTGTAACTGTGGGTCTTGAGCACCCAAAGCACCAACCAAACGATTAGCACCATACATGATGCCAGTTCTAGCCCTTGCCATAGGATCAAGTTGGGCTAACTCAGCCGATTGTCGCAATGCTTGTTGATTTTGTTGTTGTTGGTACATCTCAGGATTCATACCAAACAAACCGCCTACTATTGAATCTGTTGCCATGATTATTCTCCTTATGGTACGAATCCGAAATCAAATCCACCTTGTGGGCCAGTATTACCATATCCAAACTGACTAGTTTGATAATCTTGGAACATTGATGGGGTGTATTGAGGTGTTGCTCCTCCGCCAAACATTCCTCTAAAGTTAGGATTCGTACCTACACCAATCAAAGCATCAGAGAATGGGTTGTATGAATTGGCTTGATAGTTATAAGGAGCCGCATTTCGTGCGCCTTGGGTAATGAACTGACCTACTTGTGCGCCAGCAGTTGATGCTCGACCACCTAGTTCAGAACCAATAGTCAATGGTTGTTGTCCTAGTTTCTCAATATCACTACTTGTTCCCAAGTACGCCTTGAATGGGTCTAATGCGCCAACTTGACCAGTTTGATAGCGGTTAAGTATGTCAGCACCTGTTCCAAATAATCCAGCACCAAAGGCAACTTGTCGCTGACCAGCCTCTTGAGCACCAGCCGCCAACTGTGCATCTTGTTGTGCCAATGCGTTGTAATAGGCTTCCATTTCAGGTGTTGTAGCACCTAATCCCTGTGCGCCACTAGGTCTAGCACCAGTAGCACCTACTGACAATCCACCACGACCTTGTTGGAACAATTGGTTTTGCAACTGAGACATCTGTCTCTCACGACTAGGAGCAAGCAAATCTTGCTGTCTTGTCATGTACTGTTGAGCAACTTCTTCTGGAGTTTGAGCCAAATATTTCTGACCAAGGCTAAACAAACCACTAGCCGCACCAGTTAAGGGAGCATATTGCTGTCCTGCTTGCTCTGCCTGTGTTAATCCAGTACCTGTTAAGGCCATCAAACGATCTTGATATGCTTTTAACTCAGGAGATAACGTATAACCAGCACTTGAGAGTTTCCCAGACGGATCAAAGCCGAACTGAGATGAACCAAAGCGAGTCGTTACCCCGACAGGTCGGAAACGAGCCTCTTCTGCCGCTATTCGTGCCGCTTCTGTTTGTGCATTAGCGGCGGCACTTGCCGCATCTGCCGCAGATGATCCACCTAATAAACCACCTGCTACTGATATTGCTGGGCCAATCCAAGGCATATTATTCCCCTTTAATTAAAACTTCATCTACTTTGGACGAGTCTTTCTCGTCCGTAGCATGAACACAAAACCAAACTACATCGGTGATGGCTTTTACGCCATGATTCTCACCAGCCTTTATGTCAACACAAGCAGGTGCTTCCACAATTTGAATATCACCTTCTTTAACAATCACAACCTTACCCTTGGCAAGAATCCCAAAATGGGAGTAATTGTGTTTATGTTGCAGAAGCATCTGCCCCGCACTAATGTGCGTTTCCTTGGCATACAGTCCATCAGAAAAATGATGCGTAATCATCAATACTTGCCTTAAGAAACTCTAACCCACAATGTTACAAAACTAGGACTATTTGTATCATCAAAAACCCTATCAGCATATCCCATACATTGCCAAATACCAGTTAGCGATGGGTTATAACCAGTTGTTTGCACAAAAGTGTTAGGATTATTCATTCTTAAGGTTGAACCAGCAACAGTACTGCCAGGCACGAATGTCGTTGGGTTATTTCCAGTAGCAGGCGATCCTGCGCTAATATAAGAACCAATAGCGCCAACAGAAGGCGCGGCGGCACTAATAGTTACAGCGCCCGTTGAAGCAGAAACAGCAATACCAGCACCTGCGGCAACAGAAGTAACCCCTGCACCACCAGATGTCCATGTTGTGCCATTGGAAACCAAAACATTTCCAGCAGTGCTAGGCGCAACAAACTGAACAGCACTCGTTCCATTTCCTAAAATTACGTTGTTTGCAGTTAGGGTTGTTGCCCCTGTTCCACCTTGAGAAGGTGCTAAAGCAGTTGTTAAACCAGTAATTGAGGTTATGTCAGAGTTAGCACCAGACTTAGCGGCACTTAGATTAGTTCTAGCATCAGTTGCTGTCGATGCGCCAGTACCACCCTCAGTTATAGCCAAATCATTTGTCAAAGCAAGTGTTGCTATGGTTGTAGTACCAGTAAAGGTAGGAGATGCAACATCTGCCTTAGTAGCAACAGCAATAGCAATGTTGTCATACTCTGTATTTATCTCTGTACCCTTAACAATCTTTAATGGATCACCAGACGCAAGATTGTCTTTGGTAGCAAAATTTGTTGATTTCACATAGTTTGTCATTTCTTCTCCTTAACTTACTCTGCCACGTTTAGATTGAATCTCAATCTTCTGAATAGATAGTTCATTGCCTGAAATATTAGTCTCATAGCCAGTTTGGACAACCTTGCCAGAACCACTTGCATTGACTTTCAGGTTTTGCAATGAAACACCATCTGAATACTCGTTAGTTACAGCAGGTTGAGCGTGTACTGCCGTATGCGTACCACTTCCCGCTGTTGTCGTGTTGATCGCTGAACCACCAGATGTCAAAGACAGATTACAAGTAGTTGTAGAGACATTAACGCAGTAATAGGTTGTTCCTGTACTTAGACCTGATGGCAAAGTTCCAGTAGTTGTCAAAGTTATCGGGTTGTTCAACACAAACTCAGAGCCATCAACAGATGTGATAACCGCAGGGCTTGCATTTGTTATCGTCACAACCTGATTGTTTGGATTGTTGTATTCAGCAACCCCATACTCTGACGTTCCTTGTGTCGGAATATATGTTGTTGCAGACAAGTAGTTAGTGGAGAAGTCAAATCCCCACTTCATCGTTACATACTGGTTTGAGCCACCAATAGCAACAATAGTTAGTTTTTTCAGGATAGAGGTAACCGATTGATCACCTAAATCAGCATGGTTCGTGTAGTACAAGAAGCGATAACTACTTGTGTAGTCTAAATACGTTCCATACTTACCAATATATCCATTCTTGCCAATCAGCAAATCACCATTTCTACGGGAAAGTAATGCAGTTGGCTCAATAGAGTCCCAAGTGGTTACTCTGAATGATCCATCTTGTAACTGCAATCTTGTATCAAAGCAGAACACTTGCTTAACCAATGGGAAAGTTATCAGGTAGAAAGCATCTTTTTCTGAGTAAACAGCCTTTAGATTGGTTAGAGTCTCACCAGCAATCGTAGACAACAGATCATTGCGTACATTCTTAGACAAGTCTCCCAATGGGGCTGACTTCTCAATAATCGTTCTAGCAAACGAGCGTATGCCAGAGTTAGACAAGAAGAGAATATCTTTACCCGTAGAAGCAATCGTATCCCTTGCTATACAACCAATACCACCAACTGTGTCGCTCAGACTCATGGTAGATGGCGTAGTCGCATTGGCATATACCAAGATTTGACGTTTGCCAAAGATGATTAGAAAGCCATTGTGAGCCGCTAATCCTGTTATCTCATCTGCCCCGTTAGGCCATACCCTGTCCACATTCAAAGAACCAGCAGTTCCAGTAGACCAAACATGACCAGCCAACAAGTCAGAGAAGTAAACAGTATTGTTTTGTGTTGGCACACCTGCCACCCACAAGCGACCATAAGCCGATATAGCGATGTTTCCATTCGGAACAGTAGCAACATATCCTGACTTTTCAGAAATACGTCTATACGTGGTTGCACTTACAGTAGGGTCAAAGATTAAAGGATCATGCCCTGCTTGAAAGAAGTAGGTTATCGCATTTAAGGATGTGCAATGCCAATTGTTTGCTGTGATGGTAGGGGCTGTACCCCCTCCACCATAGGTCAATTCTGAAACAGCGTTCGAGCCATCCAACTTAAACAACTTGTTGTTACCAGAGAACAGCACAGTCAAAGTGCCATCAGCCTGAACTAACTCATGTATTACGCCAATATCAT